CCTCAATCTCTTAAGTCTCTTTGACCATAATTCAAAGAGTTCGCGACCGTGGAAAAAGAATTCAGAAAGGGCAGAGGACATAATCATAACAATCTGTTCCTCATCAGACAAAGTTTTAGAACGAACACCGATCATTAAACTTTTATAAATAGATTCGAGACGAAGTGGTCCGACGAAAGCACCCAATTCTCTCTCATATCTAAATGACCTCTTAAGAAATTCAATATTTAATAAATTAACATAAGGGACACTATCTGCCCCTTTATCGGCCATTGTTAATTCTATACCAAAAGGTTTGAGTGAATCAGAAATACTAGTGTGATTATACCATGGTGTTGCGTTTGAAACAGTCATTACATTATCATCACCATACACAATAATGGCAACATATTTGAAAAAATCTTCTGTTTTAACACCTTTAGATCCTTTAAGCATAACCCAAGCAGCCATCATCAAATATAAATTACATATACAGTTGATAACCACAGTCAGGGGATTGCCACTAGGGTTGCTACCCCAAACTTGAAAAACATCACACTGACTAGAATAGGTCGGGAAAGCCATGTCATAAGCACAAGCTCTCATCATATTGAGATCCTCATTAGAATATTTGCCACTAACTTTAGCTAAGGTGATGAGCGTGTTTATGGCATTTAAAACTAAGTTGGACATTAAAGTTTGATCAAATCCAGAATAATCTGATGCAACACAATTATCAATAGGATGCTGTGATAGAAAATTATAAAGTTTATCCCAATCTGAACCCTGAGGAGCTATACCAGGAGCACTCCTAAAAACAAATATATTTCTCATTATAAGAGTGACTAAAGAGATAAAATGCATACGTACCCAAATAGTCCAAGCCATGCCACTACAACTGACTATCCTAAATTTTTTCTTGACAAGAACCTTCTCAATTGGTAATGGTTCATCTTTTGGAAACCTCATAAAAATTGGCTTAACAGTACAATTACTACCGTAAATGTCCTCTATTTTTTGAATCTCGGATAGAATAATAGGATCTAAGGTTGAGCCATCATCATTAAGATATTTGGCTTTAATTCCGGGATGACCAAACCCCGCTGAGGTCCTTTTATTAATAGCATCAAGATATGGAACTCCAGGAGCTCCATTTAGAGCTTGGTTGATGGTGACAACCCCAAGAGTACCGAGTTCCCCTGGCTCCAATGATTTGATAACAATGTTTAAGTAAACATCAGATATCTCGTG